GACCTCCCACCATTAACCAGGCTTTTATTCATAGGCCTGTGGACCATAGCAGACAGGGAAGGGAGGCTTGAGGATAAACCAAGACGGATCAAAAAGATGTTACTGGGATACGACGACGTAGACGCAGACGGAGTGGACCAAATGCTCCAATCCCTTCATGATACAGGATTTATTTACAGGTACGAAATAGAAGGCAACAGATACATTCAAGTGGTTAATTTCCTGAAGCATCAAAACCCGCATGTCAAGGAAAAACCGAGCGAAATACCGCCTCCACCGGACTTTATAGCAGAGCATCATGAAAGCACCATACAAGCACCAGACTTGCACAGTGCTGACACAGTACAAGCCGGGCCTATTACCGTTAACCTATCACCTACTACTGGTACCCTATCACCTACTACTGGTACCCTATCACCCACTACCGATAACCCGCCTGAAGGCGAGGACGATGTGGACGGGCCTGATGAACAGCCAAAGAAATCCTTGTTAGAGCGACGATTTGACGAGTTCTGGGCAGCTTACCCAAAGAAGGTAGGCAAGAAGGCAGCCTGGGCAGCCTGGAAAAAGGTCAAGCCGGATGCGGAACTGTTTGACAAGATCATGACGGCCATAGGAAGAGCTAAAGCAACGTGGCAATGGCAGAGAGAAAATGGCAGATATATACCAAACCCAAAAACCTGGTTGAACGAGGGAAGATGGGATGATGAATACGAGGAGGGACCGATAAATGGAGTCAATAGCAAGTATTTTGACGGGTATTACCAGCAACCAGAGGCCAGCCCGCCGGGAAGCGAAGGTAAGAGAGATGCGCTTGCAGGCTTCAAACGAGCATGACCAGGAAGAAGAGACCAGGAATCTGTTCCAAATACGGTCCGATCAGGCCATAGCCGAAGGATGGAGATACAACGAGGATCCGCCGGAGCCGAAGAAATGTGAATATTGCGGCAAGACCTTATACCATTATGGACTTACAAACCCGCTGCAGAATAAACAGATTTTCATGTGGATGCCAGAACCGGAGCACTGTGACTGCAAACAGGCCCAGGAATACTGGGCCAAGGTCGAAGCGGAGAAAAAGGCCGCAGAAGAGGAAAAAAAGCGCCGGGAGGAAGCAGAACGCCTGCAGCGCAAGATAAACAAGCTGATCAAGGACAGCGGAATCAGAGGCCGGTTTATAAACCGGACATTTGAGCGTTTCGAGGTCAATGAGGTCAACAGGAAGGCCTACGAAGTAGCCAAATATTATGCAGATAACTTCAAGGCCATGCTTCCCAAGAAGAGCCAGGACGGCATAGTAGAGCCGCCGGAGATAGAATGTAACGGCCTATTCATAACCGGCAGCTACGGCACCGGGAAAACCCACCTGGCAGCGGCCATATCGAACCAGCTAATCCGGGAAGGTATACCGGTAATTTGTATGACGATGATTGACCTTCTGGCCAAGATTAAACAGACATTCGACCGAAGCGACGATGCTACAGAGGCCGAAATCATGAAGATTTACGAAGAGGTACCGCTGCTGGTCATTGACGACATAGGCAGCGAACAACCAACCGAATGGGGATCCACAAAGATATTCTCGATTATTAACGCCAGATACGAATCCTACATGCCGGTCATAGTGACCACAAACTACGCCGGCGACGAGCTGATCAAGAGAATGACACCGATAGGACCAAACGGCCGGCCATTAGACAGCAGGAATGCCGAGAAGACACTGGACAGGCTGAAAGAGATGTGTGTAGGCATTGAAATGAACTGGGAAAGCTGGCGGTCAAGAGGATAGAGGAGGGATGAGATCATGAAAAACACATTAACGGACCTGAACAATTACCTTTTTGAGACCCTCGAGAGGCTCATGGATGATGATTTGACGGAAGAACAGATACAAAAAGAGATCATGCGCAGCCAGGCGGTAACTGCAGTGGCAGAGACAATTATAAGAAACGGTGAGCTTGCCCTGAAGACAATAAAACACCTCAATGAGTACGGCATAGAAACCCCGAAAGAGAAGCTGCCACCCATGCTGGAGGCAAAGCCATGAAACGGTACCCAGAGGAAGTTCACAAGTTCATAGCAGAGAATGTTCAGGGCAGGACCACAAAGGAGCTCGTCGAGCTCGTAAACGCTAAATTCGGGCCGATTATCACCGAATCGAAGATGAAGTCATATAAGACCAACCACAAGCTAAAAAGCGGGACACCGTGCGGATTACCTGCTGGAAGACCAACGGAATTATACCCTGCAGAAATCAAAAAATTCATCGAGGAAAACCACAAGGGCGTAGGCCCCAAAGAGATGGCAGAGCTCCTAAATAAGACATTCGGTACCAGCTATACCAAGGAGCAGCTCAAATCATACTACGGCAACCACAAGATAAGCAGCGGCCTGACCGGATACTTTAAAACGGGCCACACGCCTGCAAACAAAGGAAAGAAAGGCTACCATGCACCAGGATGTGAGAAAGGATGGTTCAAGAAAGGACATAAGCCCCTGAATCACAAGCCGGTAGGCAGCGAGAGAGTAGACGTCGACGGGTACACCCTGGTGAAGGTAACGGAGCCGAATGTATGGGAACCAAAGCACAAGGTGCTCTGGGAAGAGAAAAACGGGAAGGTCCCGGAAGGATACGTTCTAACATTCCTCGACGGAGATAAAAGCAACATTACACTGGACAACCTGGCCCTCATATCGATGGCCGAATCGCTGGAAATCACAAGGTCGAACTTAAGGAGCACCAATCCGGAATTCACAAAAACCGGCATTTTAATAGCAAAGGTTAAGATAGCCAGAAGCAAGCGGAAAAAGAATCTGATGGGAGGTCGAGACGATGAAAAAGAGATCATGCAGAATGACAGAGGAGGAAAGAGCCATTCACAACAGAGCAGTAAGCATAAGGAAAATGACAGATGCGCAGCTTTGTGAGTTCATAGATCGCACATATAGAAAGGGCATGGAGGAAGGAGCGAAACTGGCGCAGGCCCAGAGCAGGGCCCAGACAAAACCTGAAGATGCAATCGCCCATGTTAGGAAGTTTATAGATTACCTGACCGAGAAAACCGGCTGCGGCAATAGAATCGGTAAAGGCACCATAATGCAGCTTAACAGAGAGCTGGAGAATGCCATCAAGAGCGGCCTGTTTTCCAGGGAGGTGAACAAATGAGCAGGAGCCATGCGAACAGAGGACAAGCATTCGAGGATTTCTTAAGGTTCGTTCACCAAAGGTACCAGGCAGACGGAATAGCATGCGTCCACAAGGTGCCAACGGAGTTTTTACCACTCCGGAACGCCAAAGGTCAGGTCTGTAGTGCGAAGGTCGAGCATAAAAGCTGCGTAGATTACCTGGGCAGATACAAAGGCATACCGGTGGCCATTGAGGCAAAGCACACGGAAGAGAACCGGATCGCATTCAACCGGGTAGAGCCTCACCAGGCGGAATACCTCGACGACTGGCTCAAGGATCCACACGCAATAGCACTCGTCCTGGTGAGTTTCAGCCTTCGCAGATTTTACGCGGTACCATGGGAGTTCTGGAAAGCAGCGCTGGAGAGCTGGCAACAGCACAAGGGTAAGGAGAAGAGGACTGTAACCGCATACGGATGGACATGGACCACGCCAGGTATGGCCAGCGTATCGGAAGAGCAGCTCCATCCGGAATGGGAGATAAAGACCGGGGGAAGATCAGGACTTCCATACCTTGAGATTATAGACAAAATGACAGGGGGAGAGGTCAATGCAAACAGAAGACAAGGTAGTAAAGTCATTTGACATGAGCAATCTGATGAAAATAACGAGGCTTCCGCTGATATGCGTTTATAACAGCCCTTCAGACTACCCAGGAAAGTATGTAGCAAGGCTCTGGGACGTGGACAAGCCAACCAACATGGTGGCCGTCGCCGAAAGCCTGGAGGAAATCAGAGAAGCTAAACCACCGGAGATGATGATCATGAACAGGATGCCAAACGACGACCCGGTGATCGTTGAAACATGGATTTAGGGAAGGAGGCCCAACCACATGGATGTAAAAGGAATACACGAAAAACTTAAAATTGCACTTTCACCAAAGGACTATGTAGAACTCCTGACCTTAATGATAAAAGACGTTGAAGAAATGATCGAATGGGGTGAAAAACAGAAAGGCAATAGCGAGGAGGGGAACGATGAAAACTTACATGAACCGGATAGACCGGGAACACCATGTAATGATCCTGGTTATATGGGATTATTTAAACACATGGCTGGAGCAGACCAGCTGCCTCACCAAAGAGGAGAGGAAGAGAGTCAAGACTGCGGCCACCCACTTACTCCACACCAGTGACAGCATCGTAAAGAGACTTGATGCCGACTATGCCAAAAGGCTTATTAGAGCAGCGAAGAATACAGAGGTAAGAGTGGTGGATCGAGCAAACGTAATGCTCGGCCGAGAGCCAGACACCGTGAACATAAAAATAGACGACCTATACGACATCGCAAGCTACGCTTTGACAGACTGCAGAGGCTGCAAGAGACCCGACCACAAAAACTGCGATAAATACAAGCTCTTCATGGATTTGAATATACCCGTAGCCCAGGAACAAACGGACGGCTGCCCTTACGAGAATTGACGGAGGGACGGCCATGAAGATAGAGATTTACTACGAATGCCCGATATGCCACCAAAGCTGGGCAACACAGAGCGCAGCAATCGCCTGCAGGAACCAGCACCCGCCCATTGAGAAACGATGGGCCTACTGCGAGGTTTGCGGGCAGGGATGGAACATAGCATACTGGGGAGAAAAACAAGCAGCAGAGCTTGCCAGGAAATGCGAACAGGAGCACGAAGCTAAAGGCGAGACGGAGGAATTAAGCCGAAAGACATTCTTCTTAAGCGGAGGGACAAAAGGCAAATATTACCCGCCAAGGAAGGAGAGTAAATGAATGGACCGATTGTAAACCAAGGATCATCGAATGCAGCAGGTGCGGCTGCGAATGGAATGTAAGCAGCCAGGCACACATACCGGAAACTGGTTATATTTGCCCGCACTGCACGAGCAAAGAGCGAGAAAATAACGCCTTTCAGGAGGATAAGCATATGGCAAATAGATCACTGCTTCACAGAAGCAAGATAGAGGATTTCAAGAGCTGGCTTCAGGAAGACGGCTGGCAGATAGAACAGCCCAAAGGAATATACGAGGTCGTAAGGGCCACAAAGGGCACCAGGAAGCCATTAATAGTTTACACGAGGGATAACAAAGGCAATGAGCATATCACCGTTCAGGACCGCGATGTGCCGGTCGTAAGGGCATACATAATGGACAGGAGAAGAGAAGCCAGGGCAAAGGCCAACGGGATCCAGAAAGTAACCCAGGAAGAAATGCTAAAGATAATCGAGATCAGGAAGCCGCTCGGGAAGTTTTACAGGATAGAAGGCAAGACCATCATCGCAGTGGACAATTCCACAGGAGACGCCTGGACCGAGGAATTCACGGACTTTGAAACCTTCCTTCTGTGGATAACCACTCAGCTGACCATAGAGGAGGCGGAAGAGATAATCAAGGGAAGGGGGAATAAAGGTGCAACAACCAAATGTGTCGGCATTCGAAATTAAACAGGCGCTGGCCAAGAGGCATGGCAACAGGGAATTTTTTATAACTGAATGCAAGACAGGCCCTACCGGCCCAGGAATGCTGCAGTTTGACGGCCTGGCGATTTACAAGAGCTGGGCACACCCGAACATCGTCGGATACGAGATAAAGACCAGCAGGAGCGACTTCCTCAGGGACAATAAATACACCAGGTACATGCCATACTGCCATGAGCTATACTTCGTGACACCGACCGGCATGGTCCAGCGTCAGGAGGTAGAAGATAGCATTGGCCTTATTTGGTATAACCCGGCAACCGGCAGCCTGACCACCAAGAAAAAGGCCATCCACCGCAACATTGAGATAAGCGCCGAGCTGCTTTTATACGTGATCATGAGCAGGCTGGACAGCGACAGGTTCCCGTTCACCAGCGACAAAACGGAATACTGGAAGGCCTGGCTCGAAAACAAGATCAGCAACCGGGAACTGGGATACCAGGTAAAATCAAAGCTCCTGAACAGGATAGCAGAGCTTGAACAGGAGCTCCGGAGATACAGGGACATAAAAGACGACCTGGAAGAGCTGAAAGCCATAGACGCGGTCATGGAGAAACACGGGATCCGGTCCTATTGGAGAAGAGCAGAAACGCTGGACGAGGCATTGAGCAGAGGCTACCCAAGAGAACTGGACCACCTGCAGCGAAAACTACAAGAGGCAGCGGCCAGCATTGAGAAATTAAAGAAAACATATCAAGAGGAGGAGACAGTGTATGAACGAGCTTAAAAAATGCGAAAGGTGCAGAAACAGCAGGTTTATATACCTGGAGAGAAAATGCAAATTTGAAATGCCGCAATTTCCAATAGAGGACGAGGGAGAATGTGAGCATTATGACAGCCGGTTTATCGAGTACCCGCTAACAATCGACGGAATAGACAATTGCTTTAACAAAGAAAGAGTAAGGAGCTTATACGATTGCGGAAAACTCGTCAGGATTTCACCATGCGGAGAAGAGTATAAAGGCAAAACATACCTCGGGATATTGCTTGGCGATCTTCCGATCGGTGCACACATTTCTTTTGACAGAGAGAGCAAGATACTGAAGGTTTCACCTCATACGAACCCTGGAATATTTGTACCAGAGCTAAAAAAGATCATTTATGGATGTGAAAGCTGGTGGGGAGAGATCGAAAACCCAGAAGACCTGAAAGACATAACCAGCGAGGATATAGAAAACACCTGGTATGTTCAACTTCTCAAGAGTATGGCCGGAATGGAGGCGACCAAAGATGATGAATAAGAGCAAAATCGAGTGGTGTGATTTCACCTGGAACCCGGTCACCGGCTGCCGGCACGGCTGCCCATACTGCTACGCAGCGAAGCAGGCAAGACGATTTTCCGGAGACGTAAGGCTGAATAAGAGTTCAGAACAGCTGCAGAGAGACGAGAACGGCCTTTATATCCTGGACAAGCCATTTAAAAACCAGGTAGGCAAGGTTATACCGGACCCGGTGGGATTTGAACCGATAATGCACAGGTACCGCCTGCCAATGCCGGCGCAAAAGAAGAAACCGGCCAAGATTTTTGTAGTATCCATGGGAGACTTATTCGGATCCTGGGTACCAGACGGCTGGATCGAGGAAGTATTCAGGGCCTGCGACGCAGCACCATGGCACACTTACATTTTCTTAACAAAGAACCCACGCAGATACGCAGACCTGGCCAAAAAAGGCATACTCCGGACCGGCGACAACTTCTGGTACGGCAGCACAGTAACCACACCGGAAACAGAATTTTTCTGGGACGAGAAGCTGAACACATTCGTAAGCATTGAACCGATACACGCGCCCTTCCCGGACGTTATGCGCCCGGATAACGGAATTCAAAAGGTGAAATGGGTAATCATCGGAGCAGAGACAGGGAACCAAAAAGAAAAGGTGGTACCGGAGAAAAGCTGGATCCGGGACATAGTCAAGGCATGCTGGATAGCCAAAATACCGGTATTCCTGAAGGATAACGCAAAGGAGGTGTGGGGAGAGGACCTCATCCAGGAGTGGCCGGCAGGAATGCCGATGGATAAAGGAAACGACGTTCCGCAATGCAAGGAATGCGAGCACTGCGAAATAACCCCGGAAGGAAAGCGGGGGAACCGACACTACTGCAGGAAGGAAGGCCGGCACGTTTTAGGAAGATATGCAAGGACCAGCCCACCATGGTGCCCACTTCGTAGAGAGGAGGAAGCAGCAGATGAAATCACGGATGAAGAAACTGATTTATAACGCCAAGCGCTTTATTCACTCGCTCAAAGTGAGATGGAGGATCCGGAAGACACCGAAATTCATGCGCAAGTTTGCCTACTGGTGGCATATGGCAGCATACGACACAGCACAGGTTCTAAAAGGAGTCAGGCCAATGACCGGAGACACCCTGGATAGCATGGCAGACATGGTCGGCATAGAGAGACAAGAGGGAGAAACTGACGAGGAGCTGCGAAAGCGAATAATCGAAATCGTTAAGAAGAAAGGAGTAAGCAAACCATGAAAACAGAGAACGGATGCTACAACTGCAAAGATGGATTTTACCGGGACATACTCGGAAGCCCCTGCAGATATAACTTCTGCCCTATCTGTGGCAGAAAGCTCGACAAAGCGGAGGAACTTATAGATCCAGCCGAAATCAACACCAGGCACGAGGCCCTGCAGCTTGTCAACCAAGAGCGCAACCGCCAGGACGCGAAATGGGGAGAGCAGAACCACCCGCCTCAATATTGGACGGGGATCCTCGGCGAGGAATTCGGGGAATACTGCCAGGCCGTAAACGAGACCGTGTTTGACAATGGAGCAGAGGCACGGAAAAAAGGCGGCTATGACAACATGATGAAGGAGCTCACCCAGGTGGCAGCCGTGGCCGTCGGAGCCATGGAAGCGCTCATGAGGCAGAGAATAAGGGAACAGATCGCCGAAAGGAACAAAATCAAAGAGATCGAGGACTACCTGGCCACAGCAGGACGGAAGGGTGAAGTAAAATGATCCACAACAACCAATGCGAGATCTGCCGGGAGCCTACCAAAAGGCCGGTAGGCTTCTGGGATGGATACACCAAGGACGGCAAGAGTACCGGCGGATATTTATACACCTGCAGCAACATGGAATGCCACATCAGGCAGGAGGAGGCCAAAAGGGAGCTCGAGGAAAAACAGAGGACAGAAAGAGCCCTGAACGAAAACCGCCGGAACAACGTAGACATTCACCGGATGAAGAGAATCAGGCGGCTTGTAGGCATGACAATAGCTGACTGCGCCAAAGCAATAGGCGTCAGCCCTTCAACCTTCAGCAATTACGAAAACTTCAGGGAGCCGATGCCGCCGCAGGAATTTAATAAAATAATGGCCATATTGAAGGAGGGATAGAGCTATGATGATTGAGTTTTGCGGGAACTGCAAGCTCGGAGAAGAGACCAAGGACATATATCCAGGAACATGCCCTTATTACAAGAAAGCATCGGGCAGGCACTGTGCAAACCACAGGCTACTCCCATACAGGCCCAATGACGGCCGCATGGTTTACATCGCCAGCCCGATGAGAGGAGACATAGAAGGGAACCTCAAAAAAGCTGCAGCATATTGCCAGGCAGCTACAGAATCCGGAGTGATACCAATCGCTCCGCACCTTTATTTTTCATCCTACCTGGACGACAGGATCCCAGAGGAAAGAGCCGCCGGCATGGAGATGGGACTGCAGATCCTGAAGAGATGCGACGAGCTCTGGGTATTTGGTACACCAACAGAAGGTATGAAGGCGGAAATCAAGCTGGCCAAGAACC